TGCTTGTTAGATGCGTCCCCTACAATCTCTTTAATATGGTTTGCAAACTCGATGTATCCCATGAAAACATAGTATGTGCGAATCAAATTCTTCACTTGCAATATAATCTGGTCCTCTGTAATTCCGACAGCATTGGTTGGGTTAATTTCATCTATTAACTTATTTCCAATGCATGAGGATATTGTCCAAAGACCACTAACTTTTTTAAGTTTCGTTTCATCAAATAATTGTTTTTTAAAATTATCCAACACATTTGGAGAAGCAACAATGATATTTTTTTTGGTAAGACCCGTCTGTTTTAAATAGTCTCTAGACTCCTCGCATACGCCAATTGCCGAACAGGTTTTTCCACTACCGAGACCGTGATAAAGAAGCAAACTATTAAATGGCGTTTGGAATGATAAAAAGTTTTTTACAAATGACTGATGAGGTCGCAAAACCTTAAAGTTGTCAGTTATTAAATCATTCGCATGCTTCTTTACATTTTCGAAAATTTCTCCATCGTATTTCGTATCATTGAATTCTTTTTTATTGGCTATCTTTTCGCTGAATAGAGGGTCTGTTAGTATGGGATACAATGCGGTATCCAATTCCGGAGTGGATTCAATCTCCAATTCTTCTTTTTTAAGTGCAATCGTGTTGCATTTATCGGAATACATATTGACATCGCATTTATTCTCCACATATTCTGTCTTTAATTCCTCTAATTTTAATTTTCTAGTTTTGCGTTTACTTTTATTACCCTTCTTATCCATTTATGTATCAATATATTTTATTGTATTATTAAATTACCAATAACAAACGATACGCTTTCTATTATTTTCTTCTTTTCTAAACTGTATGACCTGATGCTCTTGAGGCAATTGTCCAAAGTTTTCCATTCGGTTTTGCTTACTTCTGATTGTTGATGATTTGGCATAATGTCATAGTCTGGATTTTGCATTTTTGCTAAAAAATATTTATGCTTGTATGATTTGTTGTTAGACCCGATAAATATCTCTTCATACGGAGAGACATTCTCGACAATTTCAATATCATTGCGACTATATCCAGTTTCTTCTTCAAACTCTCTTAATGCACAGTCTATATCTTTTTCGTAACAATTGCGCCGACCTTTAGGGAATTCCCACTCGGTTTCTTCCCAATTAGTGTTGCTTAATTGAACCAATTCTAACAAACTAACACCTTCAGACCCTCTTATAAACGAATCAAACTTTCGCATGGAAGACATTTCATCTGCTCTGGCATTTTTATCTCCCCATAATTGTTGCCACAATGTTGAGAATTGGGTGGTAAGAATTCGTGTCTTTTCATCTACTGACATCTCATTGATGAGTTGCTGTATTTTATCCACATTATGTGTCTGATATTTCCCCCTCATAAAATCTATGTAGCCAAATGAATCTTTGCGTCTTATCATTAAAAACTCAATGTCCGACCCAGACTTACTAATCCTATATACAATAATCCCGTAACTGGTGATTGGTAATCTACATTGATGAAAAAAGTGGCCAGTCTTGTTGCAATTGTTGCATGCGTGGTGCCTATTGTTCATTATAGTAGAATGACTAGCATTTTTATATTTTTATAAATAAACTATAATGGAATTAGACCCAAAAATATGGGGGCCACATTATTGGTTTATGTTGCACACTATTGCACTCAACTACCCAATAAGACCCAACGATGTCATTAAAAAGAAATATTACGATTTAATACAAAACATTCCTTCTCTTCTCCCTCATAAAATTTCTAGAGACACCATGACAACTCTTTTAGATGCATATCCCATTTCGCCATATTTAGATTCACGAAAGTCGTTTATTCAATGGACACATTTTATTCACAACAAAATGAATCAAATGTTACACAAACCTACGATTACGCTATCTGAATTTTATACAAGATATTATGACGAATACAAACCGAAGCCATTAAAACAATATGAATTTATGTATTGGCGTAAAAAATTGGTATATGCATGTGTGTTATTCACCATTGTTCTCATTATTATTTATCTCATTTAATAATATATGAAAACAATAAAAGGTGGAAAAGTAATAGGGTCTGGTGGGTTTGGATGCGTATTTAGACCTGCCCTTAAATGCAAAGGGAAGGCTCGAACTAACAAGAAAATGATTTCTAAGATGATGACAACTAAACACGCAAATGCAGAGTTTGATGAAATCTCCAAATATAAACGTATTCTAAAAACTATTCCTAACTATCAACGCCACTTTTTGTTAGGAGATATAAGTATATGCGAACCAGATATCCTATCATCATCTGATTTAAAGAAGTTTAACCGAAAATGTCATGCATTAGAAGACGACTACTCAGCAGAAACAATTAACTCGGAAATGAATGGAAAGTTGAAGATTCTCAACATTCCAGATGGGGGAATGGATCTGAAAAAATATATGACTACAGTTGGTTATGCAGAGTTGTCGGGCGTTAGTGATCAATTGTTAGATTTGTTAGTTGGCGGAATTGTTGAAATGAATAAGAAACATGTTTTACATGCAGACTTGAAAGATTCAAATATATTGATGGATCATTTTGGTGCAACTATTATTGATTGGGGACTATCTACCACTTATACGTTAAAATCTATTCCTGAGAAATTAATGAATAGAAGCATGTTTTATAATCTACCCTTTTCTGGAATTTTATTCAATAATATGTTTTTAGAAATGCACGGACAAATTTTATCCATGGATTCTAATTATTCTTCAGAACAAACAGTTCGTGTATTTGCAGAGTCGTTCGTAAAAGAATGGTTCAATTACAGAGGCCAAGGACATTACTCCATTATAAAAAGAATATTTGGATATTTATTTATAGCTGATATTATTGACACGGATAAGATTGCAATGGACTATATTGTTAGTTATTTGACTGCCATTATTGTTGAATTCACCCACAATTGGAAAGTGGATTTATTGAAATATTTTAATAATGTTTACAGACACATTGTAGACATTTGGGGGTTTCTTACTGTTTATTTGTCTATTCTTGAATTATTAGCAGATAATTACAAAAGATTAAATAAATATGAGATTCGCCTTTATGATGCACTTAAAGTGTTAGTATTAAAACAAATGTATGAACCCCGTATTAAGCCAAATAATATAAATGAAGTAGTTAAACAAATAAAAGGATTAAATCCACTATTTAAAAAGTGTGCTGAAAATAGGTCTTCAATTGATTTCAAAGGATCTTCTATGTCATCGTCGAGCACTACCTCCATGTCATCAATAACTGCCAGCCCATTAACCAAAAGACAAGCAGGAAAATTAGTTAGCCGAATGTTTTCCAAGACACGAAAAAATCGTTAAAATATTATTATAATGTATGAAAATAGAAATTATCATAGTAATAGTTACTGCTGTCATTATATATAACATTTACAGCGATGGAAAGTATAGCAAATGGTACCTTATTTGGAAAAAAGAAATCCAGATGGGTATGGTTGCACTAATTGGTTTATCTTTATATTTGGTAGTGAAACGGAACCCATCTCAGTCTAAAAATATATTGCATCATGCAAATAATATGGTTAAATATATGCCGATTGACAGATCATCTCTTGGCATCATTTCACCAATTTTAGATTTTACTGCTTCTAACAAACTACCATTTTTAGACGAAATGAACCATGAAATTAATCCAATGCATGGACCTTCGCAATATCCTATTGTAGGCGGAGGCGGACTTGGAGGAGGAAATAATCAACAAAAGGCTACAAAACGGTCTGTGAGCGAAACAAAGAAAAAGTATGTTGCATCCATGCAAGATTGGAAATGCGGGGAGTGTAGCGCTCAACTGAATGCGTGGTTTGAAGTGGATCATGTGTTAAGGCTAGAATATGGAGGAAGCAATGAAGTTAGTAATCTAGTTGCTCTCTGTCGCGAATGTCATGGCAAAAAGACTGCAATGGAGAATATGTAAAAATATTGTCGTTTTATAATATAACAAGTATGGGCATAAAAGACATATTAAAAAATGGGGCTACTGCTATAAACAATGTGACCAAAGAGTTAAAACCTGGTTCGACTGTAATATATGTAATAATATTTATCATTATTGTGGCAATATTCATCTCTTTTTTTTCAAAGGCAATTTCCAATAAATTATTAAATGCCTATACTGGATTCACCATAATATTTGCAATATGGTCGTTTTTTTCTATTGTAATAGATTTGTTAGTAGATGATGGAAAAATAAATTATGGGTATGTAGTTTCATTTGTCATTAATGCCATTCTAGGAATGATAACATTGTATACCATCGGAAAAATGAAAATATTTCAAACAATTGTTGCATTTTTTATTATGACATTAATATTCCTTGTTTGGTTAACGGATACTAAAGGTAGTGATAATGCAACAAAAAATATAATAGAAAAGGAGATTCCTGGCATCGCTAGTTCAATAAGTGAATTCTTTAATCCTTACAATGTGGGAGATAAACTAACAAACATGTTTAATGGATTTGGCTATATTACTGGGTGGTGGGATCCGGCAAAGTGGTTAATATTTATCCTTACATTGCCATTTTATATAATAATGGTCGGTGTATGGGTTTGCACTGCATGTTTCGAATTGTTAAAATACGTGTTTGATAAAATTGCAGGATCATCATCTAGTTCGTTACCAACAACTGACACCGCAAATGAATTCATATCCGCAAATTCAAAAGATACTATAAAATGGACTGCAATTCTACTCCTTTTTATGATAGTTATTCTCATTCTTTTTTCGTCTCAGTCGGCAATGCGAAAAAACCCAATGGGAGTGTTTGGAATCGGCATATTTATATCCATAATTGTTTTGGGATATGTAAGATTCTTTAAATTGGAATCGTTTACATCAACCTTTCTCAGCACTATGTGTGCGCTCTTTGTATTGTATTTGTATTTATACAATCCATACAACATTTTTGACAAAATGACAGGGGTCAATTTGTTCGCCATTTTTCTTTTATTTTTTGGAATTGTTTGCATGTTATTAATGGTTATAGTAAACCCAGATGATGCATCTAAAGATGCAGGAACAACTAAAAAAACATTTCAGGAACTATTTGATAATTACTCTAAGAAACCTGCTACTGCTCCAAAAGTCCCAACAAATGATGATTCCAAACTATCATACTCGGAGTTATTTGCCAAACATTATATGAAACTTATTAAAGGTGTAATCGGGTTGATTGTTTCGATTGGGTTGATTATGTTCCTTATTGCATCTATTGGAAGCCTACAGTCTAGTGATAATAATCCAACCGCTGGAATATACATTCTCAATACGCTTATTGTAGTAGGAATGCTAACTATTATGTTTAACATCATAGATGCAAACTATAAAATTCGTGACAATGCAAAATTTAAACTTCTAATTGAAATTATTTTCTATATCCCGTGTCTCCTCTCCGATTTGGCAGATCTATTGATGACGGAATATTACAAAACAAAATACTTTACTCTAATACTCGTTGTCCTAGAAATAATATTCATAATCTTTTATTGGTTTATGTATTCTAAGATTGTGAAGAAAGTATATTCTGGCGGAGGGAAGGTGTTAGTCAACGAACCAGTTTCTTTAAATAAAGAAAACACAATAGGATACTATAGGAGCCTATCTGGTAAAGAAGAAGAAGAGGAAATTAAAGTTGAAAAAGGCTCAAACTATGGTGGCTTTGTAAAAAGAGTGAATACGTATAAATTTGGCATTTCGTGTTGGTTGTATCTGAATCCAATGCCATCTTACGGAAATGCACCTCTTACTATTTTAGATTATGGTAACAATCCAAAGGTTTCATATAGCCCTCAAAAGAACGAACTTACTGTTAATGTTGTTAACAAAAATGAAGCATGTTCTGAAACTATTTCTGTTTATACTAACAAAAACCCTCCAATTCAAAAATGGTTCAACCTGATTCTCAATTATGATGGCGGACATCTTGACGTATTCTTGGACTCGGCGTTAGTTCAGACATCAACCGAGGTTATAAGTTGTGTTAATTATGATGCTCTTAAAATAGGGGATAAAAATGGTTACTTGAACGCAAAACTGTGCAATTTCATTTATTTTAAGACCCCTCTAGATATATTAACAGTTCATAACATGTATAATATAACCAAAATTCAAGATACACCCGACATTCCCAAACGGGATTTATTTAGCATTTAATTAACATTACATTTCTTTCTCTCTTTTATAATATATGGAACCAACCACTATTTTTTTATCTGCATGTGTTATTGTTTTAATTTACTTAGTATACTACACTTATACATTTAATGCAACCCTTTTGCTCTCATCCATTACTCCTGCAAATTCAGTAACTACGATTACCCCACCTGTTCCTGCAGCCGGAACTATTTCAGCAAGTTTTACATTCTCTATTTGGATTAATGTAAATGATTGGAATTTTAACAAAGGGTTCTACAAAAACATTATCAGTTACGGAAACTCAGTATATATTAGTCTAGCACCACACGATAACAATGTGATTATTGCATTGAAAACATCAACTGACACTCATAAGGCTTATACAGTGGTATCAAACATTCCATTGCAAACATGGGTTCATTTAGCATTTACATTAGATGGTTCAACTCTAGATACATATATGAACGGGCGCATTGTAACTACTAACTTGGTAGGTGCAAGTTATCAATCACCTCAACCCAATGATAAGATAATTCTGGCTGGCAATAATACTAAACCCGCAACATGTGATGGGTCTAGTGAAGAGAAATTTTTAGAAATTTCACCAATAACAAATTATACTCGCACAAATGCATTAATTGGATGTAGTTATGTTCCAAAATCTGACGTGGCCAACCCTGGGTTCAGCGGTTATATAACTCAGTTTCAGTATTCACAAAATGGAACAGACCCTCAAGGCATCTGGAATATTTACCAACAAGGGAACGGTTCAAGCATGTTCAGCAACTTTTTTGGAAATTATGGCCTCTCCATCGCACTTACCAACAACGGTGTCGCACAAAACTCTATTTCTATTTAATTCATACATATTATTTTTATGCAACCAATATATATGAATCCATCTCAACAACCTGGTATATTAGATAATATCAAATCAAGTGCAAATAATATAGGCGAATCATTAAAAACCGCTGGTGCTGATTTGGGTGCTAAAATAGGAGATTTAGGAGCAAATGTGTCCTCTGTTGCTGATTCAACAAAGACATCTGTTTCTAGTGGTTTTGATGCTTTAAAGGGTATTATTCCTGCCGCACCGGTTCCTTCCAATGGAACGTCCTTTTCTTTCAGTGATTACACAACCATGTCATCTGAATTTTTAGAATCTAATAGTTATATTGCACGCGCTGCATTTATTTTGCTTGTAGTGTTTATGTTTTTTGTTATTCTTCGATTAGCAACAGGTATAATTAAATATTTCATAGGCCGTTCTCAAGACCCTCTTATATTAATAGATGGAATGATTGAAGGAAATAGATCTCAGACTATTACGCAAGGATTTGGGGGGAAAACAATAGCCAGATCAGTCAATGAAGAAAATGGCATTGAATTTACATGGGCTGTAAGTTTATTCATTGAAGATGTACCTAGCACAAATCAATCAACATATTCGCATATATTTAGTAAGGGAAGCATTCCAAAATTTAATAATTCTACTACACGCGACAGAATACAAACAATAAATCAAGCACCTGGTTTATATATGGATAATAAGACTAACCAACTTGTAGTTAAAATGGATTGTTTTGACCAGATTCAAGTTACTACTATTACAGTTGACAGCATTCCGCACAATAAGTGGTTGAATGTTATGATTAGATGCAAGAATAAAACAATTGACGTTTACATTAACGGTCAGATTGCAAAAAGCACTCTTCTACCAAAAGTTCCAAAACAAAACTACGGGAATGTATACGTTTGTAACGAGGGCGGGTTTGAAGGACAACTTTCCAAATTAGTTTATTACAAACATGCTCTAACAATTAACGAAATCCAATCCGCGTTGAAGAACAGCATTGACCTTCAAACTACAACAACCGGAGGAATTACTTCAACCATGACAGACTATTTAGGCTTCAAGTGGTATGGAATTTAAAAACAAAAGTTATTCTAATATATGTCTTGCAATTATAATCCTCAACCTCCAAATGTTTGGTCTAGAGCATCTTCTTATAAACTCGACATTTCGTATAATGATTTGTTAATGAATCGTAAAGTTAGTTCTTTAGCATATTATAATAATTCGAGTGGTCTAACAAAAAATCAAATATATTCCAAAATTGCATCAGGTAATTGGGTAAACAAAAAGACAGTTTGGGCACTAGATGTTCCTCGTAATTGCCCTCCAAAGTGGCTGCCTGTATCTTATTCAGGTGTTCCCGGACGTGGATTTTTATATTCTCCTATCGTGAAGCCAGTATATGCATATGATAGAAAACCGTCCTCCTTTGCAGGTGGTAGCAACTTTCCAGACGGTTACAAATTTATTTAATATGTGCGTATGGTATATGAGCAAGGAAGAACCTAAACCTAAAGAATTTTCTTTAACAAATCATCGGAAATTTCCGTCGATACCTAGAAATCAGGTAACTAAACAGGTACCTAAACATCACTCGATGAATCCAATTCCCGCATCATCACTTCCAGCAATACCCTCGCGTAGTCCGGATGTCTCATTCGCATGCAATAACCCCAATTTACCTCCAAATGTTCGACGTTTGATAAACGCGCTTATACGTAAAGGGATAATGTGCACTAGCATTGTCCGAAAATCAACTGGAACGTATGTTATAAGCACAAATAGTGGGTCAGATTATGCAATTAATGCGAATGGTGGCATTATTAAGATTAATAAATCTAAGAAATCTCGCAAAGTTAAGAAATCCCGTAAGATTAGAAAAACTCGTTTTCGCAAATAAAGATAAATACATTATTACATATACATACACATGACGGAAAGTCCATTCTTTCAGTTTGCTTACAAACCAAATGTTCCTGAAAATGCTTCAACTTATGCCAAATTGTTTATTAGAACAGCCCAATTAACGGCTGTTCCAATAGTGAAAGAAAATATTAAGAAGAATAAGAATAAAAATAAGAAGAAACATATTCCGGCTACGATTAAACGCCTTGTATGGAATTCCCATATTGGCGAAGAAATAGGTAAAGCAAAATGCTGTTGTTGCAAAATAACAGACATAACCCAACTCTCGTTTAATTGTGGGCATATTATTGCAGAATCAAATGGAGGCGAATTAATTGTTTCGAATTTAAAACCAATATGTCAAAACTGCAATTCCAGTATGGGGACGAAAAATATGAATGAATTTATGCGGTCGTTATTATAATTTTAATTAAATTAAATTCTTTTAATATTACATAATGATGCATCTATGCAACCCAGCCCTTCTTTATTTTGTTTTAGCAGTTCTTTCTATTTTTTGGTTGATTGTTAATAGAGCCAACTCTGTTTATGTTTTTGGAAAAATAGTTGGTGTTTTGTTATGGACGTGGTTCCTCAATTTTGTATGCAATAAGGGATTCACTAATGTGTCGTGGGCATTGGTAGCCGCACCGTATATTATTATATTAATTGCGGTTGTAACTGGGGTTGTGAATATGTCTGATTTGCAAACAGTTGTAAAAAAGGAAGACGATAAGAAGGAACCTCTGGTATTAATTTAAATTATTTCTTTTTAATACGACGAAAAATCTTCTTTATTGATTTGGATTTTTTTCCCCTTTTTTTAGATTTTTTTTTTGTTTTTGTTTTACCGCCAATTACTTTTACTGATGCAATTGGAATTGGTGGAACATATGCAGCATCCGTAATAGTTGGGGCCGTAATAGTTGGGGTACATTGTTTTTCACAAATTTCTCTATTAAGTTTATTCATTTCTATCTGTGCAGGAGAGTCGCTAACCTCTGAATAACCAGGTACAAATCGATCATCTAAATATATACGATTACATTGATTGCACTCTCCTTTTTCAGGTTTTATTCTTGGGCGTCTTATTATTTCTTCATTTAAGTCGCCACTGAATGGTGCTATTTTATTCATATATATATAACAATATATAAATATATTCTAACAACACTAACAATGAAAAGAGTTGTTAGTATTGATGTTGGAATTCGCAATCTATCCTTTTGTTTCTTTGGTGAATCACAAGGTGAATCACAACGCATTTTAAAGTGGGATAATATTGATTTAACAGAACGAGAAGCCCAATTATGCAGCATCGTTGGCTGCAAAAAAACAGTGAAATATACTAAACATGGACAATGTTGGTGCCTATCGCACTCCAAAAAACAACCGTTTATGGTTCCAACTAAAGAACTAACAAAAACGAGTCTAAATAAAACAAAAGTGCAAGGGCTTAAAGAGTTGATAGAGAAATACGGCGTCCAATGTTATGCAAATGGAAGAGCAGATATGGTTGCCGCTTTGTTGGCGCATGGAGAGATGCATTGTTTTGAATCAAAGACACAAGTTAATGCA